TGAGTGATACCACCACGAAATCTAGATTCGTCATGAACCTTATTTTTCATGAACTGAAGAGTCTGAGTTTGTGGATATAAACCACATTCGAACTCAAGATTTGGCAAAGCTTTGTACATCTTGTAAAGGTTCTTGTAAAAAAGCAATTGCTCATCGTTTTGAAAAACTTTACCAGTTTGTTCAGACCCACCGATGGCCAAAATTTTGTTTAGATTGGCTTCACGACACTTGATAATAAAATTGGAAAACTCTGAAAGAGTCTTGATGTTGCGCACCGCGCAGTGAGGTACCGCGAGATTTTTACCCGCACGCTGATTGATTCTATCTGCTTCTTCAGCGACAGTCTCTAACGAAGTACCCGGTAAATGAGTCACATATACACCATCGACATTATCTACAATGAATTGGCTTAATCTTCCTTTCAATGTTTTTTCGATGGTGAGTTTCATGAATACTATTTAATACACCTCACTATAACTCTTGCCTATACCATTTATCATCCTACGTAAGATGTTAATGTTGTTGCTAGAGTGAGCACTATATTCTTTATCGTTTGTTGCTTGTTGTATTTCTTTTTCGAGAGCTTTCTTATCGTTATTATACCAAGCTAAGGTTCCTCGAGAATAGTAATCGTTCCATATACCTTTATCAATAATATGTTTTAGGAGTTGCTTAGCTTTATCATTTTGGTTATCCGAAGCATACATTTGGAATAAATGCCATTTGAGTGCTCCATCATCAGGACCTCCCCAACCATTTTGTTTTACAAATTGTTCTATACTATCAATTGCGCCTTTGTAATCTCCTTTTTGAGCTAGTGCCCTCCACGGACTATTAGGTGATTGATCGAATTCCCAATGTATACTTTTGTTTTCAATTAACGTATACTTCTCGGCTAGGGCTTTGTTTAATATTTCTATTAACTCATTAAATTTCATACTCTTCCTTTCAATGTTTTTTCGATGGTGAGTTTCATGACATATATTTATTAATTTTTATTGGTGGGTTCAGAAGGATTCTAACCTTCAATACAACGTCCGTAGCGTTGCGTGATGTACGTTTCACTATGAACCCGAAAATTGGTGGGCTAGGCAGGACTTGAACCTGCACAATTTACGTTCTAAGCGTAACACGTATACCAATTTCGTCACTAGCCCAGAATGGCGGAAGGAGAGGGATTTGAACCCCCGGACCCTTTCAGGTCGTCGCATTTCAAGTGCGATGCTTTAAGCCAGACTCTGCCATCCTTCCTTAAAAATGGAGCCCCCGATCCGATTCGAACGGACGACATTCGCATTACAAAGGCGACGCTCTACCAACTGAGCTACAAGGGCGAAAAAGGCCCGGTAATTATTTAAAGACGTCCGGGGCTCGTCTATTTTTAACAAAGAACTTGATGGTTTTATCCCTCTCGACTTTTTATTCGCCGGTTTGGATACCACTCATAAGACGTTTTGGCTGATTTGTTAGCGTCAGCTCGCATTAAAATAAAAAACCCTTAAGCTTTTACACTTAAGGGTTTAAAGTTAAATAAAAAAAAACTTTAAACCCTACAATAAGACCAGTCGTTATTTTCCGCAGGTGTTTGTATTCCTGTGAAAAATTTCTGGACTGATGATATTGTTTGCATTTATAACTATTTATATATTATAATACTGTTCCAATTATTCAACTAAATGACCGATAAAAGGTTTCCATTCTTCTCTAATGTAATTTAAACTTTTTACTGTTAATGCAAACCCGTTAATTTTAACAGGTCTAACTGGTTTACCTTCCACGTTAAAATAAGGATATGTGTTATCTTTATCACCGTTACATGATTTGCAAGATAAAATTATATTGAAATCATCATTAGTACCACCTTTACTTTTTGGATAAATGTGGTCTTTTGTAGCTCTCTGGTAAGGTACTTTTTCTAAACAATACTGGCAAATACCTTTATAAGTTGAGTAAAGTACTCTCAAAGAAACATAATTACCAATCTTTCTATGAATACCGAAGGTGTGGTTACAAACTAGAATGGTAGGGATTGCCCAGAATCTTTCTTTCCCAGTAACAGTATCTGGAGCACTACGTAGACAAGGTTGATCTTCTAGTAAGGCAACTTCATTGTTATACCATCTCAAAACATTAGTTTGTTTGACAGGTAAATCGGTACCAGACCACGAGACAACGTTTCCTACAGCATCAATACCTTTAACTCTTTCAGTGATTAGATGTCTTATGGCAGCTCTTGCAGTACAAAAAGCAAAAGCTTCAAAGTTTCTATTAATAAGTAAGCTAGTTTTTGTTTCCGGTAATACGACTTTCATATAAAAAAAAGAGCCTAGTTTCCTAGGCTCTGTTATTTTTTATTAATGGAGCTTAGGCAACAGTAATGTCGCTGTTGCGGAGAGCAGTAAGGAAATTACGGCTATCAACTGCAACCCAGCGAGCTTCATGCTGATTAACAACATCAAGCATACGTGTCTTATTACCAACGATCTTAAAATCGCCGCTACGGTCGCGTTCGAGCGTTACGGTGAACGTTTTCGGACGGATATTGCGACTGTTAAGATACTCATTCCATTGTTCGTTAGGATTCTTCATACACCACTATTATACTTACGTTCCGTAAAGATCAACTTACAAAGTTTAATAAATAATACATATATGGCATGGAATAATCTCAATAGCTGTTTCTCTCATACGGAAGTTTTTGGTACTACATTAAAAGTTCTTTCTGCTCAAAATTGTAGTGAAGTTGTAATTTATAACAATGGCTCTTCACAACTTTATGTTTATGATAACAATTTTAGCGACGCCTCTAATGCTTTTGTAATTCCAGTTTCTGGTAATATGACATTTAGAGGTGTAACTAATAGCGATCAAGTAAGCGCTAACTTTGGTACAGGATCAGGTTCTGTTTCTTACAGAACTCAATTCTTCTCTAACTTTCCTATGACAGTTTACTGATGAAATCTTTTAAGATATTTTTTGAAAAAAATGAAGATCACCAACCAAGACACCCTGGTAGATTAAAACGTTTGGTTCAAAAAAGATTTGGAAAAGGCAAAATTACATGCTCTAAAGCTAGAACAATGAAAAAATCAAAAAACACTTTAACAAAAAAACAAGCCCAACGTTTTATAAACTACCATTGCTAATATGTCAATTAACCCAGATATCATCTCAAGTAATATAAGAACCCTCGAATATAACAAATTTGCGGAAATAGTTAATGATACCAATTTCCCTGCACTAACCGTAACACAACTTAGTTATGATGATAATTTAATACAAACTAATGTTTATAATAAGACTGCAGTACTTACTTACGATGTTTCAAATTCTTTAACTAACAGTGCACCTTTTGGTGATAACGGTGCTGTAGATGCATTTGGTAGATTAAGAGTCGGTTTACCTGTTTCTCTATTTGATGGTAAATTCTTATATGATAAGCAACCACAATACTACGATGAAGTTGTAAACATTGGTGCTAGTACTTTTGTACCGAACGATAGTTTAATAACTATGTCTACATCCGGTGATGGTGGATTTGTGATAAGACAAACCACATCGCGTTTTATTTACCAACCCGGTAAAAGTATATTATGTACATATACGTTTGTAGCAGCACCGGAAACAAACATAATAAAAAGAATAGGGTCGTTTCAAAGTTTATCAGCAGCACCTTACACTCCAACAGATGGTTTGTATCTTGAAGTAGGGTCAAACGGTCCTAGTTTTAATATTATAAAAACTAAAGGTACTTTAAATTCCCTTACCGTTCCGCAATCAGCGTGGAATATAGATAAGTTAGACGGTACTGGCGCATCAGGTCTATCTATCGATTTCACTAAAGGGCAAATCCTTGCTATTGACTTCGAATGGTTAGGGTTAGGAAGAGTAAGATTTGGTTTCTTTTTGCAAGGAAAATTATATTACGCCCACCAAGTAACTAATTTTAATGCCTTACAAGCTCCATACATGACATCACCTAACCAGCCGGTGAGATACGAAATAAGACAATCTGGAGCAGGGTCAGGTACCATGAAACAAATTTGCTCTACAGTTATTGAAGAGGGTAGAGATGAGATCCTTGGTGTAGCAGTTACTGCTTCTTTGTCGGCCGCGGTTACAGTACAAGATAATATAATGACACCAATATTAGCTTTAAGAGTTAACCCTCAATTTTCTAATTTATCATTTTTAGGTAAAGCGTTTAATCTGTATAATACAAATAACACGACAGATATTCTTTTCAAGGTATTCAGAAACCCTTCTTTTAACAACTCTTTAAATTGGCAAAATATTGAAAATTCTTATTTACAATTTGCTATTGGTAGTAATACTATTACCTTAAGTGGAGGTTACAGTTTATACTCCGGTTACACACCAAAAAGTCAAGGAACATCTTCGGGTCTCGGGGGAACAGAAATTAGTTCACTGTTTGGAAGGTTTGGTACAAAGATTAATAGTGATTCAGACATCTTAGTATTAGGTGGTATGGGATTAGGATCGACTTCAACTGTTTTAGCAACTTTTAATGCTGTACAAAAAGCTTAAAAAATTTGTATCGAAAGATAGTTTCTAGTTGGAACTCTTTCTTGTCTTGCTACATAATAAAAAATAAAAAAAATAATTACCTGTTCCTTTTTTTTAAAAAGAAATTAGACTATAAATAATATTCCAAAAAGCTGGAATTTATGAAAACCCCCATTATATTATTAGTCTAATATGTCTAAAGAAATCTCTATCGTTAAACGTTCAGGTAAAAAAGAAAAATTTTCTGCTGACAAGATTAATACTATTTTGCAATGGGCTTGTGCTGATGTAAAGCGTGTATCTTTTGAACAGGTTGCAATGAATGCGCATTTACAATTCTTCGAAGGTATTACCTCGAAAGATATACATAACATCCTTATTGAAGCTGCTGCAGGTCTTATCACTGAACAAACCCCTCAATACCAAGACGTGGCGTCACGTTTGTTAAATTACCAGTTACGTAAAGAAGTATGGGGTGGTAAAGATGCTCCTAGACTTTACGACTTTGTAAAAAATAATATTGAAAACAAGATTTACGATCCTGAAATCTTAAATTGGTATACTAAAAAGGAATTTGATAAACTTAATGACTACATAGACCATAACCGTGACTTTAATTTTGCATACGCAGGTATCAAACAGTTATGTGAAAAATATCTAGTACAAGATAGAGTAACAAAAATTATTTTTGAGACGCCGCAGTTTGCTTATATGCTTATTGCAATGACGTTATTTAAAAATTACGAAGAAAAGCGACTTGAACATATTAGAAAAGCGTACAATGCTTTCAGCCGCCATAAAATTAATTTACCAACGCCTTTAATGGCCGGTGTCCGTACTACTTTAAAAAGTTATGCATCTTGTATGCTTATTACGGTTGATGATACATTAAAGTCTATTTTTGCAAGTAATGATGCTATCGGTTTTGCTACTGCAAGTAGATACGGTATTGGCATAAACTTTAGTCGTATCCGAGCCGTTAATAGTCCAGTCCAAAACGGTACAGTTGTCCATACCGGGCCTATTCCGTATTTAAAGATGTATGAAGCAGCGGTAAAAAGTTGCCACCAAAACGGTATCAGAGGAGGTAGTGCGACTGCTAATGTAGCTTTCTTTCACAAAGATATTGAAGATATTTTAGTTCTTAAAAATAACGCAGGTACGGATGACAATCGTGTTCGTAAACTAGATTATTGTATTGCGTTTGATGGGTTGTTTTATGAGAGATTTTTAAAGAACCAAGACATTACTCTTTTTTCATATCATGAAGTACCTGAACTTTGGAATAATTTCGGTATGCCAGGTTTTAGAGAGCTTTATGAGAAAGCAGAAAAGAGTAACTGTATTAAATTTAAAAAGACGATTAATACACGTGAATTATTCATGCTATTCTCTAAAGAACGTTTTGAAACTGGGAGAATGTATGTATTCAATGCAGATCACGTCAATAGTCATGGGTCGTGGGTGGAGCAAGTAGATACCACTAACCTATGTGTAGAAGTTACACATCCATTGAAACCAATTTACCGAGTAGATGACGATAAGGGTGAAATTGGGGTTTGTATCTTAGCAGCTGTTAATTTGCTTGAAATTAAAGATGATGATGATATACGAGTTACGTGCGATATTATTGTACGTATGCTTGATGAATTAATTGATCATCAAAACTATTTTGCTCCTGCGGCTGAAGAATTTGCTAAAAAGCGCCGTAGTTTAGGTATCGGTATTACTAATTTAGCAGCTATTTTTGCTAAAGAAGGTGTGAAGTATTGGGATAAAAAAGCTCCTAACATCGCAGCCAAGTTAATGGAGTCTGTAAGTTATTACTTACTTGATGCATCTGCGGGATTAGCTGCAGAAAAAGGGTCATGCGAAAAATACAACCTTACAAAGTTTAGTCAAGGAGTGTTACCTGTTGATACGTATAAGAAAGAAATCGACGAATTCGTAACAGAAAAACTTCACCAAGATTGGGAAGCCCTTAGAGAAAAAATTCGCCAAAACGGTTTACGTAATAGTACTCTAACAGCGTTAATGCCTTGTGAATCTTCTGCAGTTATTCAATCATCAACAAATGGTATTGAACCGCCACGATCTCTTATTACATCAAAACGTTCAAAAGCAGGTATTGTACCTTCAGTTGTACCTAATGTTGAGAAGCACGGTAACAATTACACTTTAGCATTTGAAATGCCAAGTAATGAAGGTTATTTGAAAGTGGTCGCAGCTTTACAAAAATTTGTTGATATGAGTATCTCTACAAATCTTTATTACAATGTCAATAATTACCCGGGTAGAAAAGTTACCCAAAATGACCTTATTAAAGATATCCTTACTGCATATAAGTATGGTTTGAAAACGTTGTACTACACTAATACATACGATGGCGATACTCAAACTGCAATAAATAATGAAAAGCAGGCACCACAAAAACAGGAAGAGATAGTTTCTGATGATTCTGGTTGCGCTGGAGGAGCATGCACACTATGAAAACTGTACTAAATAAACAAAACGTTGATTCAACTAAACAGCCTTTATTTTTAGGTAAGGACTTATCTATCCAACGATATGACCGTCTTAAGTATCCTAAGTTTTACGAGCTTTATGATCAGCAGCTTAACTTTTTTTGGCGACCACAAGAAGTTAATTTAACTAAGGACGCTTCTGATTACAAAAAACTGTCAGAAGAAGAACGGTTTGTGTTTGATAGTAATTTAAAGTTCCAGACTATGGGTGATTCCATGCTTTCGAGATCCATCCATCAAATGATGAATAAAGTAAGTAACCCGGAGTTAGAAATTTGTATGAACGTTTGGTCATTCTTTGAAACCATTCATAGTAACTCTTACACATACATTTTGCAAAATGTTTATCCAGATGCAACTAAATTCTTTGATTCGATTCTTGAAGATAAAGAAATTGTAAAACGAGCAGAATTTCTTACAAGCCGTTACGATGCTTTAATGTCAGAAAGTAAAGACGTGAAAGAACAGATTCTTGACGCTATCATAGCAACTCAGATCATGGAAGGTGTGACGTTTTACGTATCATTTGCATGCTCTTTTTACTTTGGTTACCGTGGTAAAATGGAAGGTAATTCAAAGATTATAAATCTTATTTCACGTGATGAAAACTTACACGTTGCTATCACACAGAACATCTTAAAGTATCTACGTGATAATCCTGACGAAGGGTTTCAATCTACATTTAAAAAGCAGGAAGATAAAATTTACGAGTTTTACCGTGCTGCAGTAGATGCGGAAAAAAACTGGGCAGATTATCTGTTTAGTAAAGGTAGTTTAGTTGGCTTAACCCCAGAATCACTTAAACATTACGTTGAGTGGTTGGCTAATAACAGACTCACATCCTTAGGATTGAAAAAGCTATACGATACCAAGATTAACCCGTTAGCAGGTTGGCTTGATAGTTTTTATGATAGCAAAAAGGTTCAAGTCGCTCCTCAAGAAACTGAAATTTCATCTTATGTTAAAGGTGTTGATAACGTTCTTGACGATAACGACTTTAACGACTTTAAGCTATAAAATATTGGTGGGCCGGAAGGGATTCGAACCCCTAACCAAAGGATTATGAGTCCTCTGCTCTGACCATTGAGCTACCAGCCCACTTAATCTAAACTCATTAGTTTTTGACCGATGTAAATACATTCAATCTCAAACTCTTTTTGAGTATTGCAAATACAATTAAATCTTTGAAGACATTGGGTCTTTTTACCTTCTTCCGGTTGTTCGGTGTATACACCCACGAAACCACCCTCGTCGTACTCAAAATAATACCCATTTGAAACTAATTTAAACATTTTTAGTAATCAATTTTTTTGTAATCACAAATCGAGTAATCAGAGATATAATTCAAAGTCTCTCTAGTGTTTATATCTTCAAGTATACGTAAAATATTTTCGACAACCTCAACCTTAACAAACTCTTGGTCTTTAATTTGCTGTCTCGTCGAAACAATAATTCTATCTACCATTTCAATACTATTCATACACTAATGTTTTTCGAAAAGTTTTTTACTGCAGATCTAGCACCGTTAGCTACGTAGTATTTTTTTGTTTCGTTAAAAATATCCTTGGTCATAATCTGCACTTCACCACCGGTCTTATGACCGTAAATCATACGTCCAAATCGATTAAACTCTTTCTCTCTAGGTTGGAAATTAGGGTCTGCAAGCAAACCTAAATCAATTAATTTTTGAGTTTCTGGTGTAATCGTATACATTGATCAATTATATCTTTTTTCCTTTATATTTACCAATGATCTTAAAGTTATCTTTGGTCTTATTAAACTTGTTATACATACGAATCACAATTGGAGAGAACGTAAAGACAAAGTAATTCGCATCGATCTCTACCGGTGATTCTTTATAGCTCTTTAAAGTACTTTCATCATAATTGTTTCTCGTCAATTCAAGTTTGAATAATTTGTCTTGAATAAAATGACGAAATTCATGTACGAGAAGTTTAAGAAATTCGTTTTCCTTTTTTACCGTCTCGGAAATATTAATCCATACAGTTTTACCAGGTTTAAACCTGTAAAAGCAACTCTCACCTGTACATTTTCTAAGTCCAATAGTATATTTTGTTGTGCGGGTATGGTTACTAATACCATCAAAAATTAAAGTGAATACGACTGATAACGTTTTGAAATTGATCTTCGAAAAACGTTTTTTAATATCTTTTGTTGGTGCAAATTCAATCATATTATTAAAAGTGGTACCCGGGGCCGGACTCGAACCGGCACGACTTAAGTCAGCAGATTTTAAGTCTGCAGTGTCTACCATTCCACCACCCGGGCATATAATTTACAATATTATATAATACTTCCCTTAATTTAAAACAACTTTATAAATTGCCTTTTCTCCTCTACCATACTTTTTGATCTTATCCATATCACACATTTCCTTGAGAAGATTGTACGTCTGTGAAGAAGTCAAATTGAGCTCTTTCATGACCCTTTTCTTGGTAATGTAAGGAGGTTCTTTCATATTGAGTACCCCGTCAATGTTCTTCTTAAGACGCTGAGCTTTACTAGGAGCTTTCTCTTCCACAATTCTACGCCCAGTAAAAACAAAACCCTTCTCAGTCAAAACACTCGTAAATTCATTGCAAGGACCAAATCGATTCTTAGAAAATGAGATAACACGAGCTCTATCATCACTATTATCCGGATCAACATCAATACACATGTTAACGTCAACAGTATGTGGAATTAACGTATTACCTTTAAGTACACCTGCTTTAGTAAGGTGCATGATAAAGAAGATAGTGCATTCATTCTTCTTACCAGCATTTACCAAAGAAGTAACTGCATAGTTTTCAAGCTCTCTAGAATTAAGACGTTTCTTACTAGTAAGAGCCTGGAACGAGTCAATTACAATAGCATCAAAATGCTCAGTAGCTTTCACTAGCTCATCAACATCGGTTTCATTAGCAATTTGAACGTTGTTAATGAGAAGTCTCTTACAATTAAATGCAAGTTGGAAAGTATTTTCTTCGCCGGATGCATAACCAACGTTATAGCCTCCATAATGCAAAGCCTCAAACAATTGAAGTAAGAATGTAGTCTTACCACAACCAGCTCTTGCTGTAAGCGTGAAAGATGATCCAGGTAAAATACCGTTACCGAAAAGTTCATCAATTTCAGTAATACCAGTCTTCATCCGTCTATAAAAGATGTCAGGAATAGAAATCTCCGACACCTTAGTAAAGGTCGTTTTATCAAGATTAAGGTTCATACGTATATTATACTACAGTTCCGTAAACCAATTGTTTAACATCCCGGTTAAAATGCTTACAAAAACATGATTCAATATGTTCCATTTCTCTTTTAGTCTTAGTAATGGCTTCCTTATTAAAATTATCTTTAAGAGTATCCAAACAAGACCTATAACATACAATCAAATAATCGGAATATGCGTTAAGTGTAAACTTATCGTCTTCAACATAACCGGCATCCTCTCGTTGTTGTTTTACCGCACCTTTAGTAGTAAAGGCTTTGGTAAAGTATTCAAAATTGTTCTTATACTTTTTCTCAATAAGTTTAACGAGAAACTTATGATAAATAGGAACAATTTCCTTCGATATAGTACAAGTTGCCATGTATGTGGATGGTAGTTTCTGCCACCCATCAGCGAACTCGTAATTAAACGTTTTCTTTTTTCTTGCCATACGAAATTATATCACATTTCCTGAATGTGTATTATTTCTTAGCAACAATAACTTCCCAATCATTGTATGACTGGTCAATCTCTCTTGCACTAATCTCAGCAACCGAAAGGATGCTGCCGGAAATGGTATTAACTAAAATACCTGGTCCATACTTACGATCTGGAACAAACTTCCAAACCTCCCCCATACCATGAACGTATCCATGGGTATGAATACTAAGTAGACCGTTACGAATGCATTTAATTAGATATTCTGCGATTGTCATGAACTACATTATACTTATGTTCCTGTTAATTCAACTTAACGTGTTTTCTACTATTGAATCCCAATAAATAATAGAAATGGATTTTATCAAGATTTCTAGTCTCCCTGTAGTCAGTGATTCGGTGTTACCTTTAACAGCAGGCGACGTAATGCCTATGGTGCATGGATCAACAACGTATAAAGTTGAATTATCAACGTTGCAAGACTATTTCGATACAAACTTTAACGTTGTTGCGCAGGGTGATGATGGGTATGTACAGGTTTCAATAGGTAATAAACTTTCAGGGTTTCCAGGTTTTGTCTATAGCCAGCTTTTAAGTGGGTTACAAATTGGTGATAATAACGAATTAACAGGTTATAGAAGTAGCATTTTAGGCGGTGCTAGAAATACAAACGCTAATTCAAATACCCATATAATCGGGTCCGATATACAAGCTAATGTAGATAACTACACTTTAGTTAATAATTTAAGTTCTTTAAGTGCATTAAAAGTGGGTGGTGAGTTAAATGTACAAAAACAATCCATTTTTGATGGTAGTATCGGTGAAACGTACTCAGGTATATACCCGATGAATAACATAGTTAATATTGATTTGCTTAAAGGTACTACATTTAATGTTACATTATCAGAAAATGTGAATGAATTTTACGTTTACAATATAATTCCAAGTAAAGTGAATAGGTTTACCGCATTTGTAACTCAAGACGGTACCGGTGGTAGATCAATTGCTTGGTTTATTACAGGAGCAACATTAAAATGGGCCGGTGGTGTCTCACCTACACTTTCATTAAGTGCTAATTATACAGATGTGTATAACTTTGTAACAAATGATGGTGGAACTAATTGGTTTGGTACTATAATTGGACAAAACTTTAGTGAGCCTTAATGAAAGTAATTATTGATCCAGATTATAATTCTGTAAGAACTGCTTTATTATCTTGCTACGGTACGCCTGGTACTGGGTTAAAGGTAATGCTTAATACGGGCGCGGTAGATTTACAAATATCTGGCTGTTCATTTATGGCAGACGAAACACTGTATGTAAAAATTCTTACCACGAAACAGGATGAATTAATACTTTCATCTTATGAAATATTTGTTACTACAGTAGATTAATTGAAGTTAAGTTTATAAATATCTTTATGACTACAGTATTAAAGACAGCCGCTGAAATTAAGAACACAATAAAAAGTAATAAACCTACTGGTGGTGTTTCACGCACAGAATTGGTTCGTGATGGTGTTAATACTCAAATTTTTGGTGTAGCACAGTTAATGGACGGTTTACATGTAATTGATGGTTCGAAAAACTTTATTAAGGTACTCGAAACCGATCAAATTGTTTTACAAGACGCTTAACAAGTTCTTATAGCGTACTGCATTTCATGTAATTCGTTTGTGTTTGATACACCAGCGTAACTCATACAGCTCTGCACACCTTCATTAATACGTTTTAAGAACTGAAAATAGTTTTCGGTGCGCTGTTCAAGTAATACTTTTTGACCTTCAATAAAATTGGTACCATCTTTATTAAAAGATGAAGCGCTTCCAAAGAATATTTTCATGTTATCTAGTGTATCAGCAGGGCTATCACTACATTTAGCAAATTCACTACCTACCATTACCATACTAGCACCTGCAACTAATGCTTTACAAATATCTCCAACTTCTCTAATTTGACCATCTGCTATAACTGGTAATGGAGGATTATATTCATTTTGTGATGTAAAACAAACTTGCTGTACAGCTGAAAACATAGGTGTACCAACACCAGTACAGTTATAAGTGGTGCAGGACTTACCCATAGACAACCCAATTTTAACTGCATCAGCTCCCCATTCTCTTAAATCCAAAGCTGCTCTTCTAGTACCAATATTGCCTGCAATAATTTTTGGCATTACACCGGTCGTCCAATTACAATTTTTAATATGTTTAATAATATTTTTTACCAAGATATGATGACCATGCGCGACATCAACGGTAATATAATCTACCCTATAATTACTTGCTGCTAATTTTGAAATAAAATCGTAATCTTGTTGTTTAACACCAACTGAAATTGAAATAAAAATATCTTGGTTATGTTTAATCCAATTAAAGATTTTTTCATAATCATAAAACCTATGAAGAACGTAAAAATATTGTTGTTCAGCTAATTCAACAGCTTTTGAAAAGTTAATGGTGCATTTCATGTTAGCAGGAATTGCTACGCTATTAAATGTTCTGTCTAAAAATTTAACATTTTTATTGGTCTCTGTACGAGACGTAAATTCAGAATACTCTGGCAACAAAACAATATCTTTATAACTATACATTATTTTACTCATGTCTATAAATTATATTATGATCGTAGCACGCTTTAATCAAGGCATTTAACGGTAAATCATTCTTAAGATACTGATCATACTTTTCGAACACTTTTTCAGTTAAATTGTTTTGCTCCACTGTAATAAGTAACCAATCACAGATTACTTTAGAGCTATAATCGTTTCGATAATGAGAATTTATATTTTCCACTAATTGAATCCAGTTGTCCATTTTTATAAAGGATAGTTTACTTCCGTTATTATTCAACTAAATATATCTGTGGAGAATGTAAATTTTAATATTTTTGATAAATCAGGTGCTCAAACAATACCGATGATCGGTTATTCTCTACCTTTTGAAATTTTTAGATTTGTTCCTGATTTTAATTCTGTAGGAAATTACATTTCTGATAAAAAAGTTATATGGAATTTCGGTGATA